GCGCGTAGGTCGCGAGCACCTCGTTCGGCTGCCTGAAGGTGAACCAGACGCTGTTGGTGATCCCGTCGTACACCGTAGCCATGCCGCCGTACTGGTAGCTGGTGTTCGCGGCGTTCAACTGGAACCAGTCGCGTGCCTTGCCGGCCAGCACGTCGACAGCCTGTGTGCCGTCGAAGATCCAGCACGACTCCGCGTTCATCACGGCGTGCCTGCCGTCAGGCAGTTGGCACGCCGCGCGCGGGCTCGCCGCGCCGATGCGCACCGGCAGCCTGGCCCATTTCCAGACCTCGGCGTCGCCCGGCACGAAGCGCCCCCGGACCGCCCCAGCGGACTTGTAGGCGATTACGTCGTTACCCATCGGAAGCGCGGCGGTGATAGGCCCGTAAGGCTCCACCAGACGACCCTGCGCGGCGAGCGTCGCCGGGCTGAGCGTCCACGACGTGTGGTCGTCGCGCGCCGAGCAGTTCCATGTATCGCCGTCGCCGCCGCGCCCGTTGAACGCGAGCACGAACCGCTCGGCGCTCGTCACGATGCAGCAGGTCGGCGCGCCGGCAATCGGCGTGGCTTTCGTGGGGCCGGTGCTGATGAGCGGTAGCGTGTGCAGCGCGTACGGTACGTTCGGGCTCGGAGCTTGCAGCACCTCGCCGCCCTCGGCGCCGATCATCACGGTGCCGAAGTTTGTGAACGTCCAGAACCCCGAGTTGTACAACTTGCTCGCCGACGTGATGTCTACCCAGTTTGAGTAACGGTCCATCCGCAGGTAGAGCGCGTCCTTGGTCGCCGCGTACTCCGCGTTCTGCGCGAACGTCTCGGACTGCGCGCGGAACCCGTACGCGATGATGCGCTCCGTCGTAAAGATCGGGCCATCAAAGACGCTACCCGCCACAAACACGGGCGCGTGCAGCGCCTGCATGCCGCGCGTCGTCGGGATGAAGTTGCGGCAGTCGGTTACCACGCCGGGCGTGAGCGGGTCCATGTCGGGCGCGAACCCGAGTTCAAACCCGAGCCGCTGGCGGTTGTCCTTCATCGCGTCACCCACACGGTCGGCGTCGGCTCGCGCACCGGCCACGTCCCCGGCGGCGGGCCGCCGGTCCCGGTTGTGTCCGAGTTGGTCAGCGTCCACGTCATCGTGATCGTCGAGAACGAACTGAACCCCGCGAGTAGCATCGAGTATTGCAGCGGGTCGGTGATCTGGATGACGCCGCCAGACATGGTCGCAGACAGCGTTCCGGGTTCCGGCAAAGACACTTAGGACTCCTTGTTGAGCGCGGCAAACGCCGAGTTCATCGCGGTGCGGATTGCAGCGTTTTGCTCGGGGTAACCCAAGAACGACAGACCGGTGCCGCCTGGCGTGGCGTCGACCGAGTAGGTCAGCGTGGGCGCAATGACCCGCATCCCGGGTTCTTTTGCGACCGCCGCGGGCGAAAACCCATTCGCGGCGGTTATCGGAATCGACAGCGTCAGTACAGCGCTGCCGGATGCGTTGAACTCCTCCTGCTGCTCCGGCGTTAGAACAATGTCGTCGAGCGTTGCCAGTAGGTTGAACTCGTCAGACATGCGCGCGCCCTCCGACTAAGTCCACGGCCATCACCAGCCGTAGCCAGTACCGACGCTGGCCGATTTGACCAAGTTCGCAACGGCGTTCGGGTCGAGAATATTTGTCCCGGTCGTGCCCTCTTCGTAGTAGACCCCGACGTTGTTCGACGGGGAGTTGATGTTGCCGAACAGTCGCGAATTGATCGCGTTGTTCGTGTAGATCCCGTTCGAGCCCGCGAGGATGTTGTCCTCGATGATCGTGCCTGCTCCGCGGAAGAATGGCCGCGCGCCGCCTGCGATGTGGTTGCCTCGGAAGACATTTCGGAAGTGCGCGTAAGCCTTCGCGAGGTAGGAGACATTGACCCAGGGCGTTCCGAGGCCGTAGACGTCGGACCAGATCGGCCCGTACGTGCTCGCGGTGTTGGCCTTGTGCTGCCGGATGGTGTTCCCGACGAACGAGTTGAAGCCGGACCAACTTGCGGCCTTCCAAGCGCCAGAGCTGCCGAGCGTGTCGTCGACCACGCTGTTGCACGAGAGCGGGGGCAGCATCGTCGTCACGGTGTTGTTCGCGACGACGTTGTGCCAGCACGCCCCGTAGAGTCGGATGCCCCACGAGGAGTCGGTCGCGCTCTGAACGGTGTTGCCAGTAATCGAGTTGTTGATGAACGGCAGCGTGATCTGCAGCTTAGTCCCGGCCGTGATCATCGCCGCATCGAATCCACCCGAGCGACTGACGCCGATCGTATTCGACGTCGAGGCCTCGATCTCGGCGCATGTACCGGCCGCGCTGCCCGACAGCACGATCAGCATGTAGCCATTGCACCAGTTACTCGCTCCGGTCGTCTCCGAGATTGTGATCGTGCAGCGCGCGCCGCTGGTGTCTGCTGCGCTGGCCACTGTCGCGACAGGTAGTGTGCCGTTCTCGGGCCACTGGGCGGGCTCGTTGCCAGTCGAATCGAGCGAGATGGATTCCTCGCTCGCGTTGTAGACCGCGTTACCCGTAATCGTATTGCCAGAGCAAATTGTCGGGTGCTGCGCCCGCTGCGACAGCGCGCCGATGCCGATGACGTTGTTCGTGCATTTGTTGTTAGCGATGATCGAATCGCGATACCCGAAGCCGAAGACCCCGTACGTCGGACCGTCTACCATGCACCCGACAACCGAGGCCCGAATCGTGCCGCGCAGCAGAATTCCAGCGTACGGCGTCCCTGCAGTGCGGAAAACCTTTGTTCGCGACACGTAAGGATCGGTCGCCCCCGCTTCGATTGACACGCCAATCGACGAGCTGCCGCTAATTCGAACCGTCGCGTTTTCCACTCGCGCAAACGCGCTGCCCGCACTAATTCGCACGGCGTGTCCAGTGAATCCACCGGCAGACTCGAACACCGTCGGCCCGTCAAGGACTGAGCCCGACCCGAGCGCGACGCCGAAGTCGGCGCCCGCGGCGACTTTGAGCGATCCGGGGCCGTACAGCATGCGCCCCGGGGGAATCGTGAGATTGCTCACGAGCCAGATGAATCCCGGCGGCAGGTACACGTCGCCGGTCGAAAGCGCAACTGCGATCGCGCTTGTGACGTTGGTCACGCCACTCCCGTCGAAACCGACGAATTCGAACGTCAGTTCACCCGTGACGGTGCCGACGCCGTTGAAACTCGGGCTCGTGACGGTTCCGGTTCCGGTGATCGAGACAGTGGTCATGTCGTTGCTCCGTTGGCGCTCATGCGCATCAGTTGCTGTTACGCACGGCCAGATTGCCGCCGCTGTATCGCTTGCGCCGGGAGGCGATGACCGTCTCCATCGCGAGCTCCTTCATTCGGCTGTCCCAGACGGCATGCGTGTCGTAGTTCTTCATGTGCAGCATCACCTCCGACATCGTCGCCGCCAGGTACAGGTCGGGGTGCTCATCGAGCACGGGGTTCGTGTCGCTGTCTGCCGCCAAGGCCTCGAGCTTCATGCTGTAGAGCATGGCGACGATGAGCGGGCTGCTCGCCGCCGGCGCCGGGTAGACCCGCAGCGACGAATCCTCGACCGTGAAGATGGGCGTGCCGATCGACGGGCTGCCGCTGACGATGGCCTGGAACTGCTGCGGCGGCCGGAAGTCGAGCTTCTTACCCCCCGAAGACAGCGACCGCATTCCGTTGAAGTTGGCTGGGAGCTCGGTGTACTCGCTGACCAGCGTCGCGTCCGCGATGCCTTCCTGCTCGTAGATCCTCAGCACACGCGTCAGCCGCGCAGTCGCTGCCGCCACGGCGTCGACGATCGTCGTGCCCTGGTCGGGCCGATCGAGGCGGGACGCGATGATCGTCCGAAGCTCGCCGTAGTTCATGGGGTGCCTTCCTGTTGGCGGGACTGGCCGATGAACACGAATCCCGGGCCGATCTTCTTGGCTTCGAGCAGCTCCCACCGCGTCAGCAGCGCCGGCAGCCACCACGAGGCGGGCTGCTGCGTCAGGTGGGCGTTGCGGCCGTCGGACAGCACCTTCTTCGCCGGGCCGGTGTGCACCGTGAGGAAGACGAAAGCGCGGGCGAGCCGCTGCAGGTCGTCGAGCACGTTCGTCAGCAGCTCGGGCTCGATGTGCTCGAGCACGTCGATGCAGGTCACGAGTTCCGCCGGCTCCGGCGGCATGCTGATCGCGGGCACGGCCGGGTCGTAGAGCTCGATCTCGACCGTGCGCCTGGGCGGCCGGGTCTTCATGCCCTGCAGCAGGTTGCCGCGGCCGGCGCCGTAGTCGAGCACCGTGTCGACCTCGAGCGAGTCGATCAGGTTGGAGACGATCGGGGCGAACTGCAGCGAGGCGACCCCGTACTCGGTCGTCTCGTGCAGGCGGCGCTGCTCGGCGCGGTAGGCCTCGGAGATCAGCATGGGGCGAGGCCTTGTTCGCAGTGGATGGCGCGCCGGTAGGCCCGGTGCCAGGGCTCGGCGCTCTCGCAGTTCGCGTACTCGCGGAAGCACGGCGAACCCACGGTGAAGTGGAGGATCGCCGCGTCGTCGTCGCGCTCCTGCTCGAGCACCAGGTGGTTCCAGGTCGCCGGCAGCGTGCCGATCTCGTCGGCGTCCAGCCACTGGAAGCGGTGCAGGAACGAGCCCGGACGCCGCGCGACCTCGGCCGGCGTCAGCCACGCGTTCGACGGGTGCGAGCAGTTCCACAGCACCAGCGACGACCAGTTCTTGCGCGGGTAGTCCGGGTTCGGCGAGCCGAGGTACTTCACCGGGTGCTTCGTGCGGTACTCGTGCGGCACGACCATGACGGCGTACCGGTCGTCAGCCAGCGCGGCGAGCTCGGCAATGTCGTTGTTGCACACCATGTCGCCGTCGGCGAACACGGCCCATCCCTCGTGGTCCTGCAGGTGCGGCACCAAGAAGCGCGAGTACGTGAACGCGTTGCTGCCGTCGTGCGGCAGCTCGCGACGCATCATCCGGCCGACCGCGTTGGCGGCCAGCGGCACGAACGCCACCGGCACCGAGGATCGCTCGAGCACCGACTGGCAGAAGACGTGGTAGGCCACCGCCTCGCGCTGGTCGAAGCCGACGTAGATCGTCAGCGGCTTCACGCGCTCGCCTCCGGGCGCCAGTCATCGGAGAAGCGCCGCACGCACTTCGCCCACGACTCGCCGTGGCGCTGGCGGAAGAGCCGCACCGACGGATACCAGGGCAGCGCGTCGCCCAGGCCCGCGCCGTAGTTCCAGGTCGGCCGCTCCGGCACGAACGCGACCGTCGGCACGCCCATGGCGCCCGCGGCGTGGTGGGCAGAGGTGTGCACCCCGACGACGACGTCCAGGGCGGCCAGGAAGCCCGCGGTGTGGTCGTAGTCCGCCCCAAGCCCGACCGCCCAGTGAAAGTGGTGGATCGGCAGGCCGGCGGCCTTGATGCGCTCGGCTGCGTCCGGCCGGTAGTCGAGCGAGAAGAACTCGCACGCCTCGCCGTGGCGCTCGATCAGCGCTGCGAACGCCTCCGGACCCATCGCGCGCTTCTTCAGGCCCGTGCGCTGCTGGCCGCCGTGCATGCACAGCCCAACGCGGATCTTGCCGCCGGCGTGGCGTCGCTGCAGCGCCCCGTACATCTCGCGCAGGTCGGGGCTGGGCGTGATGAACGCGAGGCGCGGGAACGACTCGGCCGAGCGGCGGAAGAACCGCGGCAGCTCGCCGGTCATGATCTGGTGCGTCCAGCCGCCCTCGGCCGCCCACGCCTTCGGGCCGCGGCGCGTCCCATGGACGGTCACCCGATCGGAGAACGAGCGGCGGAACAGCTTCGAGAGCCGCGCGTCGCAGTCGATCGCCACCGCATCCACCCGCGCGAGCAGGTCCGGGATGCACGAGGCGAACTGGATCTCGTCGCCAATGCCCTGCTCGCCGCAGACGATCACCCGCGCGCCCGCCTCGCCGGTCCACTCGGGCAGGCCGTAGTCCTGGATGCCGCGGTACTTGCCGCCCAGGGCGTAGCGCCAGTCGTCCCAGCCACCCGCCCAGTCCGCCTGCGCCAGCCGGGCGAAGCCGCGGCAGGTGTGCGCGCCGCCGTGCTCGGGATCCAGCGCCAGCGCCTTCTCCGCCCACTGGATCGCGCGCGCATGGTCGGCCTCGAGCAGGTAGGTCATGCCCACGTTGCTCGGGTAGTTCGCGTGCGTCGGGTGGATCTTGTGCGCGCGCATGAAGTGCTCGCGGGCCTCGACGCCGTGGCCCAGGCCCTCGAGCGCCATGCCGACGTTGTTCAGCACCTGGTGCTGGTTCGGGCGCAGCTCGGCGGCGCGCCGGAAGCACAGCCACGCGGGCGTGAATTGTTCGGCCTTCGCGTAGACGTTGCCGAGCATGAACAGCGCCTCGGCGTCGTCGCGCTCGTCGCGCAGCAGGTCGTTCAGGACCGCGAAGGCCTGTTCCTCGTCGCCCGACTCGATCAGGCGCGCAGCGTAGAGGTGACGGTCAGATGCGCCCAAGGCTCGTCCGCAGGTGCCGCCAGTCGGGGTCGCGGAGCTTGCGCTTGACGGCCTCGATGTGGTCGGGGTTGAAGACGTCGATCCCCTCCTGACGCCACCGCATGACGATGATGTCGGGGATGTGCGCGAAGTGCTGCCAGTCGGCCTTGATGCCGGCGGCCTTGTACTCCGGCGCGTTCTGCAGCAGCTTGTTCTTCTCGAGCAGCGACTGGACGTCCTGCGTGTGGTGCACGCGGAACTTGCGCTCGCTCTCGACGGCTTCGAACCAGGTCGAGACGCCGGTCAGCGGGTCGTGGTCGATCAGTTCCTTCACCGGTGCTCCTGTGACGCGGGGGCGCCTTCGGGCGCTCCCGCGGTGCTACATCAGACCGAGAACAGATCCGAGACCTTGGCGTGGGCGTCGGGGTTGCCGACCACCAAGCAGAACTCGCCGCGGAGCATCTTCTTCTCGGCGTCGCCGGTCTTCGCCAGATCCTTGAGCTGGATCGGACGCAGCCACGCGCACTCGAGGTACTCCGGATCGAGCGTCAGCAGCGTGCGCTGGCGCTGATGCCGGTTCAGCACGATCTTGTGCTCGCCGAAATCGCTGATGTACATGTCGACGCCGGCCACGAGCACGCCCTGCTGGGTGCGCCCGCCCTCGATGTAGTTGCCCGCGAACTTGCTCGAGCCGCTGAACGTGGCGATGGTCTTCTTCTGGTACGTGTTGACCATGATCACGCTGTCGTCGCCGCCGTCGACCCAGGCCGCCTCGAGCGCGGACTTCAGGTAGTCCTCGGTCAGCGTCGAGCCGGCGCCGGTGGCGGTGCCGTCGGTCGGCGCGGCCCAGACGCCAGCCGCGAACCCCGGCGTGGTGCCGGTGCCCGAGGTGGTCGGCAGGATCCGGTTGCCGGCGATCATCGACTCGATGCCGGCCGAGGAACGCGCGGTCGACGAGCCGCCGGCGGACGAGGCCTGGTTGCCGTTCAGCGCGATCTCGATGTCGCGCTTGAGCTCCTTGCCGAACTTCACGGTCAGGCGGGCCAGCTCGGTGTCGCGGCCGTACTTGCGCACGGCGTCGGCGGTCTCGGAGACGAGCACCGTCTTGCGGCTGATCTGCGTGTAGTTCGCCAGCATCGTGGTCGGCGCGGCCGTCACGAACGCGGCGTCGTCGCCCTCGATGTGCCGGTTGGTCGCCGCGGCGGCCAGCGCCTCGGTCTGCCACTGGTGCAGGGTGTTTTCGGCCTTGCCCTTCTTGCACATCGTGAAGAGCGGGGTCTCGGTCGGCGTGATGTTGTAGATCACGTCCTCGACGTCTTCGGCGATGCCGACCAGGTCGTAGGTATCGGTGGTGCCGGTGACTTGTGCCATTGCAATTACCTCTTTTTCCGTGCCGATTCGAGCAGTGCTCGGATGGCTGCCTGCGCATCGCCGGTGGACCCGCTCTTTTTCGCGCGGTCCTTCAGTGCCTTGCTCTGCGCCTGCTGTGTCGCTGCCCGGTTGCTGGCCGCGCTCGGTCGGACGACCGGCGGTGCCTCGGTGAGCTTCTTGCGCACGTCCGCTTTCGCCTGCTGGATGCGTCGGTACAGCATCGCGTCGTTGAGCAGGCCCACCACGCGCGGGTCGGTCATGCCATCGAGTTCGGGCTGGGTGAAGCCGCGGGTAAGCGCGTGCTGAGCCACCTCAGTGCGATAGGCCTGATCGTTCCACTTCGGGATGGCGCGGCTGACTGCCGCGTAGGACGCCTTCAGGAGTTCGGCGCGTGCCGATTGTTCCTGCTGCGCGAGCTCGGTGCCCCGCTTCGCGACTGCCTGCTCCAGTTGCTGGAGTCCGGCTTCCAGGTCGCGCGCTTGCTTGTCGAGCTTCATGTAGCGGACCGGATCTTGCTCGGGGTCGGGCATGGCCCCCCGGATCGATGCGATCTGCTCACGGGTATTCTGAATCGTGGCGATCGGGAGCGCAAGCTCCTGCATGAGCGCCTGGCGCTGCGTGATCGCCTGCTCGCGGGCCGCCAGCAGTTGCGTCTGCTCGGAGACGCGCTGCATGCCCTGCGTGTAGTCGGCCTGGCGCATCGCGCCCTCGACCAGCGGCTTGGGCACCTTGTACGTGCGACCTTCGTGCTCGTAGTCGACCTCCTCGGGCAGGTCGGCCGCAGCGGGCTCGTCTTCCTCGGCCCCCGGGATGCCCGGGGCGTCGTCGTCCTCGGCGGGCGCTGCGTCGGCGCTGTCGTCGGGGGCGTCCGGCAGCGGCGTGCCGTCGGTGTCGTCGGCCGCCGGCGCGGGCGCGGGGGCCGCCTCGCCGGTCTCCTCGCCCTTGAAGCGCCCGTTCGCCTCCCGGCCGCCCTTGGGCTCGCCGCGCGACCGGGCGAACAGGTCGGCGAGCTGCGACTCGGCTTGGCTCGCGGACAGGCCGGAGGGCTCGGGCGCGGCGGAAGGCGCCGTTGCGGGTGCTGCAGGCGGGGCCGCCGGCGCAGCAGGTGCTGCCGGGGCTGCGATGGGCTGGACCATGGGTCAGGCTCCTTTGCCGGCTTTCCGGCGTTGTTCGAGCTGCAGGTTGGCGAGACGCCCGGTGGTGGCCACCGTCACGACGTGCTTGTGCGTCATCCGCAGCGCCTTGACCATCAGCAGCAGCTCGTGGTGCCCCTCGCGGTCGCGAATGGGGGCGTTGATCCACTTGTCGATCAGGGCGCGCTCGGTCGTGCTGAACGCCTCCTGGAACATCGGTTCGGCAAGCAGGGCCGCCGCGCGTGCACCGCGGTTCGACTCGTCGTGCAGCTTCTCGTTGCCGTCGCTCAAATCAGCAGCTCCAAGGCAAGGAATGCGTCCATGTCGTCCTCTTCGATCTCGGCGTCGCGGCGGGCGGCCTCTTGGAGCGCACGCTCCATCAGCGCCTGCGCCTCGGCCTGAGCGGCTTCCTGCTCGCGAATGAGCGCGGTCGCAAAGGCCCGCAGGTACTCGGCACGCAGGTCGCGCTGAGCGATCGGCGCAGGGTCGATGCCCGCGAGCTGCTGCGTAGGCGGCAGGCCGACGTCTATGACCTGCAGCGCGGCGTCAAAGCGGCCGGCGGCCTTGCGTGCGCGGCGCTTCGTCTCGCGGCTGGTCTGCGCGACCGGCTCGGGCTGGGGTGCGCGACGCGCCTCCTTGGCGGCGTCCTCGGCGGCCCGACGCGCCACCAGGTCGGCGATCTCTGCGTACGGGCCGACGTAGGTGCGCCCTTCGATGCGGATTGCCACGCGAGGGCCGCGTCTGCTGCCGCCACCGGGGGCGCCGACGGGCTGCTGCGCCGTCTCGATCGCGCCCCAGGACGCCCCCCAGGCTGCACCCCACGACTTGCCCCATGCGCTCATCACGCCGCCGGACCCCACGGATCGGCCTCGACGCCCGTGCCGACCACCTCGATGCCCTTGACGTAGCGCACGTCGGCTGCGATCGGCTCTGCGGCTGCGATGGCTGCGGCTGCTGCGGCTTGGACTTCGGCGGCATCGGGCACGGCTGCGATGGCGGTCTGCGTGGCGTCGTGCTCGGCCTGCGCGGTGACGGCGCGAGCCGCGGCTGCGGACTCGGCTTCGCGCGTGCTGACGGCCACGTCCAGCCGCGACTGGATCAGCGCGTCGAGCGCAGCCAGCGTGGACGCCTGGGCGAGCTGCACCTCGGCGCCGTAGAACAGGCTCACGATGCCGTTGTTGCCGAAGTTGATCCGCTGAGTCGCGGGCAGGGTCCGCATCAGGACTGTGCCACCCGCGTCCTCGCGCCGGAAGTAGGCCTCGACGTCGAAGTTCGCACCAACGGTGAACGTCTTCTCGCCGCCGCCCGTGAACGAGTAGAGCACCACGTTGTCGCTCACGCGAATGACGCGCGTGACGTCGGTCGGGTTCGGCCCTTGGAGCGTGATTGTCGCGTCGCCCACGACCCACAGGCTCGGGTTGACGTCGGTCGGCAGGCTGATCTGATTGAGCTTGGTGTACGGGTTGGTCTGCCCGGCGGTGACGCGCAGGCGCATCTCCAGCCCCGTGCCGCCCGCCGCGTAGCCAGTCAGCGCCGCGAACGCGCTCGCGAGGTTTGCGCCTGTGAGCGCCGCGTAGGCGGGCCACGCGGTGCCGGGCACGCGCATGGCGAACTCGGTCACTGTGACCGAGCCCATTGTCTCGGTGCCCGCCAGCAGGCGAGCCCGGCCGTAGGCGTAGGCGACGCCCGGCTCGGTGCCGCCCGTGAGCGCGGCGCCGTTGACCGAAACGATGAGGCCGAGCCCCGCGTAGATGCCCGTCCCGGTGATCGTGTAGCCGCCGCCGATGCTCGTGCCGCTGACAGTGGCGTTGCCGGTGCCGACGACCGCGATGACCGCGGCGAGCGCGGTGGCCGCCGCCGCGTTGAACGCGAGCGCGCTGGTCGTGCCCAGCACCGTGCCGGCCGCGTTCGCGATCGTGAGGGTGAACGTCCCGCCCGTCGGCACACCGGGCGCCTGCGCGATGTTGACGTTCGCTGCGGCGCCCGGTGCATCGACGTACAGATACGGCGCAACGCTCTGGAAGCCCGTGATCCCGTGCATCGCGAACGGCATCGTGATCACCGCCGTGTCCCCGGCCTCGGGCAGCAGGAACGCGCCCAGCGCGTCGGTGTAGGCCGCGCCGGTCAGTTCCAGCGAGGCGCCCGCACCGAAGGGGCCGAACGTCACATGCCCGGTCGTCGGAGTCAGGCTGGGGTCGGTGTAGTTCCCGCCGACCCAGTCGTTCACGCCCGAGAAAGTCTCGGTGATGCCAGCGATCGTGCTCGACACCATGTCGTACTGGCCGCCCTGGCACGCGTCGAGGCCCGCCGCAAGTTGCGCGGTCGCGAACGTCGCGAACAGCTTGCGCGCGATGAGGTTGTTCGCGAGGAAGGTCGAAGGTAGGTCGATGAGCGGGCCGCTGCGCACGTTCGCCAGCGAGACGTTGGCGATCTCCAGCCCGCCGCAAGCCATCGACAGCATGGCTGCGGTGTTGTTCGTGCCGTCGCTCACGCCGCCCAGCACCTTGAGGTTGGACGACGCCGCGTCGGTGGCGATGATGTAGCTCCGCGCGCTGCCGGGGCCGGCGTCTGCGTATCCCGCGAAGGTGCAGCCGGTGCAGTTCGTCGTCAGGACGGCGTTCATCGCGTTCGCGGAGCTTTGCGTGTTCAGGGTCGTGTCGGCGTACTGGTAGCCCGCGATCGTGCATCCGGTCAGGTTGGTGAACGACAACGAGGCGCCGATGCCGACGAGGTTCGTCAGCTTCAGCCCGGCCGGGATCGTCAGCACCTGCAACGTGCGGTTGCCGGTGGTGCTTCGCGTCCCGTAGAACGTGGTGGTCACGCGGTCGAGCGCGGTGAGCGCAGGGGCGACGTTGAGGTTGAAGCCCAGCGGGTTCTTCGCCCCGGTGACGACGCGCTTCATGCTGACCGGGCCGAACACCGACGCGATCTGCGAGGCCGAGACGCTGGCGAACGGGGTCCGGCTATGCGCGAACCCGTCCAGTTCGACGCCGCCGTTGCTGCTGTTCGCCTGCCACGCATCGCCGCCGATGCCGACGTTCACCAGCCGGATGGACTTGAACTGGTCGGTGACCATTCGGAACTTGTCCGAGATGCTGCACCACTCGCAGTCCATAGTGCCCAGCGGCGACAGGTCGATGGCCGACAGGTTGGCGGGGGCGTTCTCGAAAACGATCGCCTGCGGGTTCGTGCCGCCGGTCAGCGAGTTGTTCGCGATGCGCGTGCCCAGCCGCTCGTTGGCGTAGGCGCCGGCCCATGTCACCGACACTGAGGTAGGAATCGGGCCACCGCCGGGCGTCACGGTGCCGACGCCGGTCACCGCCTCGATCGCCGTGTCGATCTGCGCGCTCGTCGCGTTGAACGGGATCGCCGCGGTCGTGCCCAGCACGGTGCCATTCTCGCGGCTGATCTCGATGGTGAACGTGCCGCCGGTCGGCGTGCCCTGCGTGGAGACGGATAGAACCCGAGTCTGGTTCGTCAGCAGCCGGTTGCTGATGAAGATGTTTGGGATGCGGACCGCGCAGCCCGCCGGCACCGCGCGCCCGTTGGTGTTGTCGCCGCAGCGCAGGGTGCGGTTGGTCTCGTGCCAGAACAGCGCCTGCCCGGCGACGGTGTTTCCCGCACTGAACGCGGTCGGGTCCGCGCCGCCGACGGTCGTGTTCGCCCCGACGTTAAGGTTGAACTTCGGGTCTTCTTGGACGACAAGCCACGGCATGAACACGCCGCTGCCCGCGCTCTCCTCGACCTCGACGTAGGTCATCGTCTTGATGACGCCGCCGAACAGCGCGGTGAAGTCCCACGTCTGCGCCGCCCCCGTGCCGGCCGCGAGCGACATCGGAGCGCCACGGATCTCCAGCACACCCCCTGCCTCGAACCGCAGGTCGTGGTCCATGTCGTGCAAGTCGAAGATCAGAGGCACCGTGGTGCTGCTGTTCTCGATCCGCAGCTTGCCGGACGTGATGCACTGGATCGTGCCGGGGCGTGTCGCAGGCGTGGCGCTCACGGTCAGCGTCGCGCCGTTGCGGATCTCGATGATCTCGGCCTGCGCGTAGCTGACGCCGGTGAGGTTGGTGCTGCTGGTGACGATAGCCATCAGTCGCGCACCTTATCCACGATCCACGTCCAGCCGTGCGACTGGCGCGGCGGCGAGAGCGCGGCACGCTGCTCGTCGGACAGGCTCGTGTCCTGCATCAGCGCGTCGTACAGCATCTGCGCGTATGCCAGGTCGGTGAAGATGTGATGGAGGGACGGATCGGGTTCCATGCGTCAGCCCTCCCCGCGCAGCGTCGCGCCGTTGCGGATCTTGATGGTCTCGGCCTGCGCGTAGGACACGCTGGTCAGGTTCTGACTGGTCGTTACGATCGCCATCAGGCTGCGTCCTCGACGATCAGGTCACGGGGCATGGGTTAAGCTTGCCAGGTGACCGATCCACCGACGAGCACGTACGCGCCGCCCGACCACATGAACTCGACGATGAGCCGCTGATTGGCGGTGCCTGCCGCAGTCGTTCCGAGCGCCGTCCCGGTCGCGCCGACGAACTGCGAGCCGAACGCAAGGGTGAAGCCCCCCGTGGCGTTCTGCTGCGCGATGACGGCGACCCGCTTGCCGATGGCCGCGCTGTTCCACGGCGGGTTGACGATGATCGTGTTGCCGGTGAGCGTCAGCGTCAGCGTATCGACGACGTTGAGCTCTTCCGTCACGTTGCCCGTGACGTTGCCTTTCGCACGCAGATAGCCGCTGTTCGTCGGCCGCTGCATGCAGAAGAAGCAGTTGTCCTGCGGCGACGGGGAAACCCCCTGCCAGAAGAACTGCGCGGTGACCGACTCGCCCGCCGAGTTCGTCCAGGCGACGTTCTCCCAGCGCAGCACCGGCCCGTTGAAGTTGCGGAACGACACAAGCGGCACGCGCGGCGTGCCCGACGGCAGCAGTCCGTCGAGATGCAGCACCGCGCCGTTGCCGTTGCCGATCTCGAACGCAGGCCCGGACAGCTTGTCGCCGTTCTCAAGCTTGCCGTTGCGCCACGTCTGCTTCGCATTCCCGGTTGCGCCCGACTGCGCGCCGAGCAGGAACAGCCGCTGGCACGACTCAGGGTAGTAACCGTCCACCGTCAGCGTGCCGTGCGCCAGGCCGTCGGACGCGACGAGGTGCCGCAGGTGGCTCGCCAGGATGTTGCGGATGACCGTGTTGTCGGCATTCAGCCGCGCGCCGTTGCCGCCAACGCCAGCCGGTTGCAGTGGGTAGAACGGGGAGTTGGTCTTGCCGATGGAGAGGAACGCGCCCATCGTCGGCACCGTGCTGCGCGCGCCACCCGTCGCGGCGTTGTGCGACATGGTGACCTGAGTCGGGCTGTCGATAGACCGAATGACCGCATGATCCGGCATGCACGCTGCAACTGAGGCGCTGGCGTCGTTCAGCGACATGCCGCGTCGCAGGTTGGTCGTGTCGCTCATGGTCACGAGCGGTGATGCGTTGGTGAACGTCATCGTGCGCGCCGACAGTTGGCACATCGGGTACGGCGACTCGAAGGTCGTTCCGTCCACGTTGTAGCCGAACTCGACGCAGAACATGCAGTAGTTCCACCAGCAGTCGCGGAACGTCTGCGTGGTGCAGTCGTTCAGCGCCACCGCCGAGAAGTAGTCGACCCACGAGCACTGCGAGAACCCGGCGTTGAAGAACACATGCTGGTTCGCGGCATCGCCACCGCCGAGCTGCACCGCGCGCTGGTTGACGAACACCTGCACGAGGTTGCCCGACGTCGCGGCGAAGTTCGTAATCGTCGGCTGATCGGCGAACGTGACCGTGATCGGGCTGGTGCCGGCGACGCTGGTGACCGTCGCCCAGTGCGGCGCAGGGCTCACCATCGACGCATAGGCGTCCGCGCTGATGCAGATGGCATCGCCGACCGAAACGGCAGTGCCGGCAGGTAGCGTGCAGCTCGTCGCCCCTGCGCTGATGCCAGCAGACAGCCCGCGAACGTCGCGCACGACAACGCCCGGCCCGGCCCACTTGATCTTCTCGAACCGCAGGTGCGTGGTCTGCGGCGTGCCGTCGTTCGTGAACAGCCAGTCGGCACCGCTGCGTGCAACCGTCGAGATGAACGTCGTCGCGCCCTCGCTGCGGAAGGTCGGCCACCGCCCCTCCGGCGTCGACAGCATCGAGAACGCTTCATTCGCCGGGGGGCCGCGCCACAGGATCGGCGGCACGTAGTAGAAGTCGCCGCCCGGGAACACGACCTCCAGCTTGCCCCCGCTTGCAGCAATCCGGTCGGCGACGTTCTGCAGCAGCACGGTATTCGCGGCGGCATGGGCCGACCCGGTCTGCAGGCCCTTGACGATCACGGCCGGCGACACGAGCCCCGGATCGACCACCACCCCGTGACCGCGCTGCACGATGTCGCGCTCGATCTGCTGCGACAGGTTCAGCACCTGCCCGATGGTGTAAGCCCCGTGCGAGAGCGTCACTGACTGCGTGATGCGGACCGTCATTGCTGATTCTCCTGATTTGGCTCAGCCGGCACGTCGTCGTCTTCGACCTCGATCACCTCACTGGCCGCAATCCGCCCGTCCGGACCGCGCATGTGGCGCACCACCTTGCGACGGGCAAGCGGCGGCTGTCCGCGCTCGTTGACGCCCTGCGCAGCCAGTCGCTCGCGCCGCGCGTTCGTGTCGCTCTTCTCGCGCGAGTCGCGGTCCATCGCCGCGCGGGCCAGGTCGACCTGGTGCTGCAGGAATGCGGCCGAGCGGCGAACGTCGGCGTCGAGCTGCGCCTTCTGGAAGTCGGCGCGGATGCCGAGCTCCTTGAGCCGCACGTCCTCGGCGGCCTTCTGGCGATCGAGCGAGAGCTTCGCCTGCTCGGCCATGAGGCGCGGATCCGGCGGCGGGCCCATCTGCTGGCCGGGCGGCTGCTTCGCGGGGTTCACCCAGAACTCGTCGGGGTCGCGGTAGCCGGCCTCGGTCGTGATCTTCGCGAGCGAGTTGTACATCGTCTGCGGATTCGACAGGCCCATGCCGGCCACGCCCTGCTGCGCGGTCACGATCATCTGCAGCAGGGAGATGCGGGCCTGCTTGTCGCCGCTGCCGAGCGCCACGTTGACCCGCATGTCACTGCGCTTCTGCCACTCGCGCGGGTCAACCGCCGTCCACTTGCCGCGAAGCTGCATCGTCAGCTTCTTCTGCCCGTGCTTGAGCAGCAGCGTGTGGACGATCTGGTACAGCTCCTTGACGCCCGTCTCGGCGAAGACGCGGGCGATCAGCTCGATGCGCGCCATCGCGGCGCTCATCACCTGGTTGATCCCGCTGGCCGTCTTGTTCAGCGCGTTGCCGTCGAAGTTCTGACCCTGCAGCACGCGCGGCGAGGCACCGGTCCTGTTCTCGAGCACGCTGTCCATGTACTCGATCGTCTGAATGATCGGCGCGCCCAGCGCGGGCGTCACCAGCGGCACGATCGCAGTCGACGGGTCGCCCGAGACACGCACGATGCCGCCCGGGCGCACGGTCAGCAGGTCGTCGAGGTTGACCGTGTCCTCGTTGATCGCGTGCCGGCCGTTGTTGGCCAGGTACATGTTGTCGAGCAGGCCGCGGATCAGCGTGGTCTTGATCTCCTGCAGATCCATGACCGCGTCGGCCACGCTCATGCCCTGGTGCCGGTGCGGCACGATCGTGGGGGTGAGCGCCGCCACCAGCACGCGGTCGTACGGCTCGTTCGCGAGGATCGTCTTGCCGACCACCACCACGCGGCGCATCTCGGCGATGCCGTCTCCGTCGTAGTCGACGCGCATGAACGCGGTCCGCACGCGCACCTCGCGGCTGGCCGGATCGTTGTCGTCGGCGGTGCCGTCCTCGTCGGTGCGGGTCAGCACGCGGTTCCGGATGGCCTCGACGTTGCGCCCGTCGGTCGCGAAGCTGCCGTCGTCCTCGTCGGCCAGCGAGTCGGGCACGTCGAAGCCCGCCTCGCGCAGCTCCGAGATGGTCTTGTCCTCCCAATACTCGACGAAGTTCGCCCTCTGCAAGCTGACGTGCTTGTAGCCGCCCTCGACGCGGATGCGCTCCGGCGGGATGGTCTCGATGCAGACCTTGCCCTGCGGCTCGCGCCGGCGCAGCGTGACGTCCCAGAACTCTTCGACGCCTGCGGCCGTGGCCACCATCTGCCGCTCGGACTCGACGATGTCGATGTCACGGTCCTCCATCAGCAGCGTGAGCTCCTCGACCGTCATGTTGCGGTAGCGGCTCTCGGTCGTCTCGGTGCGCTCGTCCCAGTAGGCGAGCACGTAGGCGTTCTTCGACAGCAGCGCGTCTGTGAACCAAGCGTAGAGCGTCGCGAACCCGTCGTTCTGGTCGACGACGACGTGGTCGACGACGTCCGTCTCCTGGTCGGCCTGCTCGACGTCCTCCGGGCCCTTCGGGGTGAATTTCACCACCTGTTCGCCGCCGAAGAACATGCGCAGGAGCGCGGGCTTGATCCACTCGATGGTCGAGTAGACCTCGCGCATGACGATCTGGCTGCGTCCCTCGACCTCGTTGCCGAGCGCATCGCCGAAGTAGTAGGACAGCGCCTTGGCGTTGTCGCCGGAGACGGTCGCGTTCTCGCTCTTCGACTCGCGGGACTCGATCAGCGCGAGCAGGCGCTGCTCGCCCATCTCGCGGTTCTTTTTGCGTGCGGCCGGTTTAGCCATCGACGGCCTCCTTGCGTGGGGCCTGCCGCGAGATCGCGACCTGGGCGAGCGTCGTGCGCAGCGTGGTGATCTCGGCGTGCATGAGCTCGAGCGCCTCGCTCTGCTTGCGGCAGCCGGCCAGGATGTCCTGCATGGCCTCCTGCTGCATCTGGACCTGTGCACGGAGCAGCGCGACGGACTGGGCGAGAGCCATGGACATCAGACGATCCCCAGCGCAGGGTAGTTGATCTGGGCGCGCTTGCGCGACTCGGTGCGGCCCTTGATCAGGTTGCCGAACAGCCGCGCCGCGATGTACTGCAGCGCGTCGTGCGGGTGCGAGTAGTCGTTCTTGTCAGGCGTGTCGTGATACCGCGGCTCCACGCCGCCGATCTGCACGCGCTTGTAGGTGTAGCGGCCTTGGAAGCCGCGGCGCAGCATTCGGCAGCGCGGGTTGACCACCAGGCGCGGGCGGCCGCTGACCAGCGTGTTCAGCCCGTGCTTCACGCTGCCCAGCCGGATCTCGATCACCTGAATGCCGTCGATCATGTGGAAGCCGCGACCGCGCAGGATCGAGAAGCAGGTCTCGTTCTCCTTGGCCAGAGCGCTCGTGGCGTGGCCAGCTGGGTCGCCGACGCTCGTGACCTTCGCGTGGTCGATCCACGGGTAGCGCTGCGCGAGCATGGCCAGCACCTCGTCGGCGAACGCCTCCATGCCGATCGAGTCCGCGGTGAGCTCGTCGAAGGCGACGACCTGGCCGTTCGGCAGCTGCTGCGCGGCGACAAACGCGGGCTGCAGGCCGAAGTCCCAGCCGAAGAGCAGCGAGTCCATCGCGGCCTTCTCGTTCGGCTCCGCGGCCGGGCTGCAGTGCACGCTGTCGACGTACGACGGGTAGACCGGCTTGCCCTCCCGGACGTAGCCGTACTCGGCGTCGACGTAGACCCGCACGAAGTCCGGATCGGCCGAGTCCGCCATGTCCTGGTAGTAGCCCGGGCGCAGGTTCGGCAGGTTCTCCGCGTGCGGCGAGCGGCCGCCGGGTTGGCGGAACAGCGCCCAGTTCCGCGGGCGCACCTCCTCGAACTGCTTGTACCACCAGCTGTCGTCGTCGGGCGGGTTCGTGTCCATGATCGCGCCCGGCTCGACGCAGCCGCCCTGCGCGACGCTCGGGTAGCGGCCGACGCGACCGAGCAGCGCCTGGATGATCGGCCATGGCACCTCGCGGGCCTCGTTGACCCAGGCGCCGGTGAGCTCGAGCGAGAGCAGGTTGCTCACATGGTCCGGTCGGTCGAGCGCGCGGAACAGGATCTCCAGGTGCAGGTCGGGCAGCAGCCGGTCGATCACGAGCCGGTGCTCGGACTTCAGGTACGTGCCGAAAGCGCTCGCCGGCAGCCACTGCTCGACGGTCCGCATCGTGGTGTCTTCGAGCTGGCGGTACGTGTTGCGGATGACCGCGAAGCGCGCGCGCCGCATGCCGTCGGGCCCGACCGGCTGGCGCTCCGCCCACTTCACCAGCTCGATGACGCATCCGGCGCTTTTGCCGCTGCCGAAGGGCCCCATCAGCCCGCGAACGAAGGTGCCGTGCGCGTCGCTGAACCGCGCGAGCGTCGGCGAGTGCGTGTAGTGGTAGGCGAGGACGCTCACGATGCGCCGTCGCCGGGCTTGCGCTCGTACGCCGCGGCTGTCGGCCCGATCAGCAGGCGGATGCCGCCGCCGTTCTCACCGACGTGCTCGTGCGTCGATCGCTCGCCGTAGACCTTCGGCAGCATCTTCGACAGGAGCCACTTCCGAGTGTCGACCCGCAGCCTCGAGCGGGCGACAACCTCGGCGTTCGTGCGCTCGTTGCCGTCCGCGTCCTGATGCGTGTCGCTCGAGCCGTCGTCCGCGATCTCGAGCAGCTCCTCGGCCAGCCGCTCATAGCCCAGGGCCCGAGCGTGCGCGTACTGCGAAGCGAAGCCCTGCACGTCGTCGCGCGCCCACAGTCGAACGGCGGCCTCGGTCGGCATGCCGTCATCGCGACAGATGGCCCGCAGCGACTCCCCGGCGGCGAGACGCTCGCAGATCAGGTCCGCGATCTTCTGCGTGTACGTGGACTTGCGCCCCACGATCTCAGCCGCGCCAGGCGCGCAGAGCGAGGTGCACGGCGATGGCGAGGTGCTTCTGCACGCCCGGGAACGGGGCCTGCGGCGCGAAGCGGAAGCGGTTGATGCTCTCCGGACCTTCGACGACCGCGTCCTCCCAGGCCTCGCGGTGCACTGCGTTGACCGCGGCGCTGTAGCTGCGGTTCAGCACGGCCGCTTACCGCCGCCCTTTCCCTTGCCTTTGCCCTTGCCCTTCATCGCGTGCCCCATGTGAGAAGCCCGGCGCGGGGCCGGGCTAAGCGGTCCTGGCGGACCGCGGAGGAGGAGACGGGACGATTGTCACGCTGGCTGGCTTTCGGAATCCCGAACGATTGCGGCGGCTGCGAGCCCTCGAACGGTGTGCTCGCCCCAGAGCTCGAGGAGCGCCTCGCCGTCGGAGTGGCGCGGCTCGGCGCCGAGGTTCTGCCAGCCGTGGACGGTGGCGATGCCGACGTCGAGGGAGCGGGCGATCTGGGTGAGCGAGACGCCGGCGCCCCGCAGCTCGAGGATGACGCGAGGCCAGTCGATGGGGGGCGCTCGGCGGGTCATGACGCTGCGAGGTACTCGACGATCAGGTCGCGCGCGGCGATCCAGCCGACGCAGACCTCAGCGCGGTAGCCGCGCTCGTTGTAGCCGGCGATCCACTCGCGCTGCTCTGGGGTGACGGAGTAGCGGCCGGGCTTCTTGAGTTCGATGCGCAGGCCGTGATAGCCGCCGCGGGGCACGTCGAGCAGCACGTCCGGGACGCCGCGGCGCACGCCCTCGGCCTTGAGCCGGGCGGCCGTCCTTGCGCTGCGCTGCCCGCCGTTGGGCACCGCGAACAGCCAGCGCAGCTCGGGGTGCTGCCGGCGAACGGCATCGGCCCAGGCGAACAACGCAACCTGGTGCGCGTGCTCGTCGCCTCCGGTCACACCGGCACCACGCGATCAAGCAGCGCGCGCAGCTGCTGCACCTGGTCGGCCGTGAGCTGCACGCGGTCGTCGACCTGCAGCGCGCCGTAGATCACGACCGTGCCGTCGAGCCATACGCAGGCGTCGAACGACGGCTCGTCGGGCGGCGCCTCTTCCTCGGCAGCGGCCTCCTCGACCGCCTCCGGCGCGCGAGGCGCACGCGGCGGGCGCGGCGCCGGCAAAGCCGTTGGATCCAGCCGCCACAGCGCGCCCGGCCCCTCCCCCGCCTGCACCGTGTCGTGCATGCCGCCCAGCTGCTGCGCCACGATGATCAGCGGCTTGCCCAGCGCCTCGGCCAGTTGCGCGGTCGTGCGGGTCCGGCCCTCGGCCAGGATCTCGCGAATCTCGTCTCGGATGCTCATGCCGCCTTCTCCTGCGCCGACTCGGCGGCCTTCTCTCGCTCGATCAGCACCAGCAGGCGGGCCCGGACGATCGCCCACTCGTCGGGCGGGATCGCGCGTTTCACCGCGGCGGAGTTCGCTTCGCGATCGCGCTTGACGCCGGCCATGATCGAGCGGGCGTAGCAGCACAGCTGGTTGCGGTAGAACGCGTGCAGCCGATCGTCCTCGGCGGCGCGGCACTCGGGGCAGAGGGTCATGCTGCCCGTCCCATGCGTGCTGCTTCGATCGCGGCGAGGCGACGGTTTTCTGCGGCTGCGATCTGTGCGCGCTCGGCTGCCGCGCGTGCGGCGCCGACGACGTTGCCCTCGCGCAGGACGGCGAGCTGCTCGCGTTCCTCGCGGGTGAGGTCGAGCGCATCGCAGGCCAGCTCGACGGCGGCGTTCGTGAGGCGCACGTCGTGGTCGACGTAGCGGTCGACGATCTTGTGCGCCCATTCGCGCTGCAGGCCACGGCCGGGGCGCTGCATGCCGGCGACCATCTCCCGGATCTTCGCCAGAGCGCGGCGGCCGTTCTCGGTCCGTCGCATGGTCCACGGCCCGTTGTGCTCCTCGGCCTGCCAGGCCTCGGCCTGCTTCTCGCGGCGGTCGATGCCGCGGTCGCGCAGCTGGTCGGCAAGCGCCGACGGGGTCGGCGGGCGGTTGTTCCGGGTGACCCAGTCGTCGAGGGCGCCGACGACGTCGCCGAGCGGATGGGCCCGCAGCGTTCGGAACCAGACCTCGCATCCGGCGGCGCCTGGCGCTCGGCCGCCGAGGGCATCGAACACGCCGGCGAGAGCCTCGGCGAACGGCTTGGCGTCATGCGGCTGCATCGGATTCCCCTCGTTCCCGGGCCTCGGCCTCGAGCTTGGCGACGAGCTGGTCGAGCTCGGCGTTGGTGACCCCGCCTCGGGCGGGTGCTGCTGCGCCGACGACCGTCAGCCGGCCAGCATCGGTGGCCCAGCCCTGCAGCGTGGCGAGGACGTAGCCGATCGCCGGGGCACTGCCCTTGCGGCGGGCGCACTCGGCGATCACGTCCCGCAGCGTCTCGACCGTGACCCCCTGCTCGGCCGCGGCGATCAGCCTCGGATCGCTGCCGGTGACCTGCACGCCGTGCTGCCTCGCCTCGATCGCCAGCCTCACCGCCGGCGGCAGGTCGGGCGCGGGCGCGCTCGCGGCGAGCGATAGCGAGCTTCTCTTCCCTTCCCTTCCCTCTCCCTTGGTGAACGTAACGGTGTCCGTTACGGAGTCCGTCGCGCTCTCCGTTACGGACTCCGTCGGGATCGGCTGACGTGACTGCTCAGAATGCGCCGAGGAGGATCCGTCGGGAGGTGTCGGGTCGGGCTTCCCCTTCCACCGGG